GTGGTTGGAGTTGGTGAGGCATTGGGTATAGGCAACTCTACTAATTTAGCGGTGGCAAGTTCGGAAGGTGCAGCAGAAGTATTGAGTATTGGGTTTAACATTGCTATTGGGGTCGCCGCGTCAGAGGGTGGCAGTACTACAGCTGCTTTATCAGACGAACTTCGTGCTGGGGTATTTATTGCTGATGGCACGGCAGTTACAACAGGTATTGGTAGTAGTATAAATATAGGAGTAGGTAGCTCTGATGGCATTGCTACAGTTGCTGGCTTAGACGGCAATACTAATTGGATGGCTGACGACGCACCAGTTTATGCCAGCGCTACTAAGGAACAGCGGGCTTCATCAGGATTTTGGACAGACGATGATGGTAGGGCATCACCTGGAGTGGCTGAATCAGAGGGGTCGATATGGTGGTAATCCACCTACAATAAGGGGAAAAGAATAATGAGTGAACATTATACATTTACAGCAGATATGACGGCAACGGTTGGGGCTGCAACAAAGAAGACCGATTATGATAAAGTGGCCGCTAATACAGACGAGATAAACGAGCGGTTTAACGACCATTCAGCATTGCACGAAAACGCCGGTGCTGATGAAATTAGCGTTGCCGGACTCTCTGGCGAGCTTGCAGATGACCAACCTCCAAAAGCGCATAGGCTTGACGGTGCAATGCACACCGGCGCTGATAATATTGGCAATTATGTGAACATAAATGGCAGCAATGTTGCGCAGTTTCGCACCCCCGCCAACGTACTTAGTGACATTGGGGCAGCGGCATCTTCACACACGCACACCACAAGCGATATAACTGACATACCCGCCTATGGTGGCGGAGACGCAGGCAAGGTCTTAACAGTCAACGGTAGTGGTACTGCCCTAATATGGGTTTAATTAATTTACAGGTCATGTTTAGATTCTAAAGGGGACCTACAATGGCAGATTTAAAGGCTTCAAACAGAAGGGTTATTTTACAGAAAGTATCACAGTTGGTGCAGGAGTTGGTGCAGTTAAATGAGACTGCGTATAGGCAGACCATTGCGTTGGAGGCGACAGATATTGCGACTGGCACTATCGACACTATAGTAGAGCTTACATTAGACGCTGGCGGTTTGAGTGGTGTTGCGAATACTATATCAGAGCAGATACAGGGTATATTAGATGGCACTATTGATGTAGCTGTGAGCAGTGTTAATACCACTTTAAGTTGGGAACATGGGCAAGAAGGATAATTATGCTTGATACTACTACCAAAGGCAATGACGAACTAGTTGAGATACTTGCTAAGAGTGCTGTAAGTACTAAGTACTTCTGCCAAGTATTCTTTCCAGAGGTCTTCTTCCGACCATTCTCGAAGATACATGACGAGATTTTCGAGCTGCTGGATACACCAGGTATACAGAAGATTGCCATTGCCGCACCTAGGGGTATTGGTAAGACTAGTATCATGCAGGCGTATCAGGCGAAGTGCATTCTATTAGCACTAAAGAAGTTTATCATACCTATCAGTGCTGCTGGAGACGTTGCTGTTGAACAGAGTGAAGAGGTTAAGGATATTATAACTGGCAATGAGTATATAAGCGAACTGTTCCCATCCTTTAGGAGTGATAACTTTTCCAAACTGGAATGGGTTGCTAAGTGCGATTATGGCAGTACTAAAGTGCTACCTCGTGGCATAGGTCAGAAGATTAGAGGTAGGAAGTTTAAGTACGCCAGGCCTGACTTAATCGCTGGTGATGATATTGAGTCTGATGAGAATGTAGAGACTACAGAGCAGAGAAGGAAGTTGGAACGGTGGTTCTTTAGTGCGGTGTGTAATAGTGTGGATAGAGGTAAGCCAGACTGGCAGATAGTAGTAATAGGGACAGTGCTGCATGAGGATAGTTTGCTGTCGCACCTATTAAGTGAGAAAGATAGTCCTGATTGGGCATCTGTGCGTATTGGCTTGTGCAATGACCAGTATGAAAGTTCCTGGCCTGAGTTTATGACTACTGAACAGGTAAGAAATCTCGCTGAGGAGTATAGGAATAGGGGACTTTTAGATGTCTTCGCCAGAGAGTATAGGAATATACCAGTCTCGCCGGAAGATAGAGGTATCAAGCCGGAATACTTTAAGTCTTATAACAACGAAGTTAAGGAGGATATGCTTAGTAAGAGTGTAGACGTGATTAATGTAGTATTGGCGGACCCTGCTAGAAGTATGATTAAGGGTAGTGCTAAGACGGCTGTAGTAGGTGTTGGGGTTAATATTAAGACTAACTTCTGGTACGTTAGGGATGTTGTTGTAGGCACTATGTACCCAGATGATTTGTACGACGTCATGTTTCAAATGGCGGAGAAGTTAGGGGCGTCAGTACTTGCCCCAGAGGTTTCAGGCTTGAGTGAGTATATAATGTACCCGCTTAAAAATGAAATGCACAGGAGAGGTTTAAACTTTATATTTGTGGAGGTGAAACCTAAACAAGGTAAAACAGGACAAAAGAGGTCTGGTGGGTTAGTACCATTGTATAAACAAGGTAGGATATTGCATAATAGAGAGGTGTGTGGGTCACTAGAAGAGAACTTAATGATGTGGCCACGCCCTGGTAGGTGGGATGAGATTGATGCGCTTTCAGGTATGATATACGTATTGGAAGAATTTGGGGAGTATTTCACGCCAATAGATAATGGTGACGATTACGACCCTGTTGCTATAGAACGTGAGTATGCAGGCTTTGAGTATGAACCAGCTCAACCTAGACGGTATTGGATATAGGAGTTATTAATGCCATATGTAATAGACCCAAATAGAAGAGGTGGACAAAGGTTAGAAGTGGCAAGGTTAAGGGATTATAGGTATAATTACCCTATAGGTCGTGACTTGAAGCCAGGGACTAAGCTGCATGACAAGTTGGTTGACTTAGTTATGGATAGGGTGCAGATAAGTCATAGTGCTATGTCTAACAGGTATGATACGTGGAACGGCTTAGACCAGACTATGACTGCCTATATACCTATTGATGATAATGAGAAGGCAGTGCTTGATGAGGATAACAGGAAACCTGTTTCGATGGTAATACCTGCATCGTATGCCATACTTGAAACCTTGCTTGCCTATATAGTGGCAGCCTTCTTAGACGACCCTATATTTAAATACCAACCCTTTGATGCGGCTGATACTTTAGGGGCTGGTTTATTGGAGGCAGTAGTTGCACAGCAGACTAGACATTTTAGAAGTGCTTTAGCACTACACACTATGTTTAGGGACGCCTTTGTATATGGGATTGGCGCAGTAACCCCTGTATGGCGAAAGCATACTGGCTTTAGGCGTGTTGCGGAAGACCAGACATTATGGAGTGACATATTTAATAGATTCCTTCGTAGTGATGTACGGAGACAGAGGAAGGAAGTTACCTTATTTGAGGGTAATAGAATACAGAATATTGACCCATATAGATACTTCCCAGACGTGAGTGTGGGTGTTCAGGATGTACAGGATAGTGAGTATAATGGGTGGTTACAGAGGACTTCCAAGAATGCCTTACTTAGTCTAGAGGGTGATTCTGGTTGGGTATTCAATGCTAGATATGTCAATGACATGGATGCCAGGAGTGTGTACAACCTGGATAATTCAGAACGTGATTTAGATAGCGTTATGGTTATGGCTGAGACATATGACCAGGGTATTGTAGACGTCATTTATATGACTATCAATCTTGTACCTAATGAATATGGCTTAGGTAGAGGTAAGAACCCTGAGAAGTGGACCTTCGGTGTAGCTGGTGATAGTGTGCTTGTTCAAGCTAACCCTACAGAATTAGACCATAATATGTTTCCAGTGGCTGTATGCGCACCTGCTTATGATGGCTATACTGCTACACCAGTGTCAATAATGGAGCAAGTGAGTGGGCTGCAAACCTTAGGTAATTACTTCATTAATAGTCATGTTATGGACATACGTAAGGGGTTGCACAATATGTGGCTTGCCGACCCGTCTATGATAAACATGACTGATCTATACCATCCAGACCCAGCGAAGATAATTAGGTTAAGACGTCGGGCTATGGGTAGGGATATTAATACCTTTATCAAACAGTTCCCTGTTACAGATGTAACGGCTCAGAATGTGAACGAACTTGGTTTCACTATGGAAATGATGAAGCTTGTTAGTGGCGCGACAGACCCAGTTATGGGTTTATTTGCGCAGACAGGGGATAGGAAGTCTGCAACAGAGTGGCGTGGGACACATGATAGTGCACTTTATAAGATTGAACGCGCTGCCAGGGTTGGCGGTATTATGGCACTCTATCCATTGGGGTATATGCTTGCTAGTCAAACGCAACAGTATATGGAGAACGATTCTTATGTGCGTCTTGTAGGTGACCAGACAGCAGAGCTTTCAGCGTTATATGGTAAGTCATCTGGTAAGGTAAGCATCTATGATATACTTATAGAGTATGATACGGTTATAGGAGATGGTAGTATGCCTTCTTCTGGCGACCCTAATGCTTGGCTGTCTGCGATGCAGTTAGTTGCGGGTAATGAACAGTTAATGCAAACCTTTGATATAGTACGGCTGTTCAAACAGTGGGCTAAGTTTGCTGGTGCTAAGAATATTGGTGAGTTTGTTAAGAACCGTATGCCTGGACCAGAACAAATGACAGTAAAATCTGACGAGGAAGTTGCTAGAGAGAGTGAGGCTGGTAATATTGTTCCCATGAATCAATTAACAGGAGGGTAGTAAATGTTATGTACAGAAGAGATGGTTAAGCATTTTAAGAGAAGTGAAGTTTGGAAGGACATGCAAAAGTTTTTGCAGGACGAAGTTACTAATAGAACTGCCGAACTAGTAGGCTTAGACCCCGCACTATTTCCAACAGTAGAACATTGGAAGGCACGGATGCTGATTCTGCAAGGTTCGATAGCCGCATTACAGAACAGCTTGGAGTTACCTGAGATATTAATGGACGACTTAACAAACGAACACTTAGAGGGAGACGACAATGACGAACACAATCCAGGATGAAGTAACAAGACTTATGGGGGCAGGTGATGACCCTGATACAGCCACGGAAGAAGAGATATTACCAGAAGAAAAACAAGAGTTGGAGGTCGAAGGAGAAGGAGATACAGAAGAGCTTGAGGACGGAGAAGGTGCAGCTGAGGAAGGAAGTGAAGAGACAAAGGAAGACGGAGATGCAGAAGGTGCGGAAGAGTCAGAAGATAAAGAAGGTGAAGAGTCCGAAAGTGATATGGATAAACTAAAGAAGGAGAATGAGGAGTTAAGGGTATTACTAGAGGACGTGCTTAAACCGAAAGTGGAAGAGGTAGAAGGTGGGGAAGAGAAGTCTGCTACTGCGCAGTTAGAGGTTAAGACGCAGAGTTATATTACTGCTGAGGAAATGGATAGTATAGTTGGTGTAGATGGCAGTGCAGAGGCTTTGAATAAAGTGCTTAACACTGTACGGCAAGATGCCATTAATACTGTCGTAGAGCATGTTGCGAAGAGTATACCTAACCTAGTTGCCAGTGAGGTATATAGAACAGTATCTACGCAGAATACGATAAACGAGTTCTATATTGCTAACCCAGACCTTCGGAAGTTTAAACAGTTCTCTGGGTATATCTATAATGGATTGAGTGATAAATTCCAGGGTAAGAAGATGATGGACTTCCTGGAAGGGTCGAAGACTGCTGTAGAGGGGGGTTACGACTTGGCTACAGAAGTTAAGAAACAGTTGAAGATAAGAGGTGGGAACGCTACGGTGCCGAAGGAAGAGTCTAAGCCTAAGCCTATGCCTGGTGGTTCTTCTGGAAGTGCAAGACGTGGCGTTAGGGATAAACCTGTTAAACCTAAAGGTGTTAAGAGCGAAGTAGAAGCCTTAAAGAAAAAGTTTGGAGTTAGGTGATGAGTGTAGCTTCGGTATTTGGGATTACGTTTAACGGTGACAAAATGATTTCCAACGCGGCCTTTTCGCCGCAGACTCTTACTGTCGCAGAATCGATTATGGTAAGGGGTGACTGTTTTATAAAAGGAAGTGCGACTTGTAATATTGTACGTGGCGCAAATATGAACGCGCCAGTAATATTGACTAGCCATAGAAATTACTCTACTGCTGCTGGTGATGAATGTTGGTTTACCTCACCAATAAATGGAGTAATACAGACTATATCATACGCCGTTTTAAGCAGTGCTTTATCAAACCGACTTGCTGTTAGATTTTATAATGGTGATGGTGTTCAAGCTTCTACTGACCTTGATGATGGCTGGGTTGAGCCTGCTCTAGCCCAATATTTACCGCACACTGCAACGTTTGATGAGACTAATACTGATGATTATGTTTTTAGCAACGTTGGTATAGGGTCTACATTTTGTGCACGTGTTGAGTTTGCAATGGCCGCTTATACTATAGTTTTTACGGCGGTAATAGACCCTAAACGACATGGGGGTAGGTATGTATGACGCTGGTGATATAGCAACGTTTGGTTTTCTTAGGACGGCAGAAGATGATATACTTGTAGTGCCTAAGCCTGTATCGGTTATTGGCTATGCAATAGTAGATGGCGACCTTTTTGTGGGTGAAGACGCTGCAATAACAGGTGATATTACTGCGGGCGGTAGCGTAACTCTGCATACTAGCGGTGGTGGGTCTACTGCTAAAACGGCAAACTTTGTTAGTACCTATATTGATGATTTAAGTACAACAGGCGGTGTTGCTGCGTTTGCAGCACCCTTTGATGGTTGGGTTAAAAAGGCGTGGGTTATAACGTGGGGAACAGTTACTGGCGCTGGTGTAGTTAGAGTAACAACGCCAACAGATGTTTATACAGACATAGCCATTGCAGCTGCTGCTGTAGCAGGTGATATTTATTATGAGACGGTTGTAGACCCCCCATCTACACACTTTGAGTCTGGTGAGACTATACAAGTATCTGTCCAGACAGGCACAACGGCTGACGTAAATGCTACAGTGGTATTAACATTGCTTAAGGCGTGGGAGTAAAATATGGCGGCGACTATTACAGAAGATGGTGGGGTTATTACAATTACTGGCGATTTAGGGGTGCGGAATGACACATTCGTTGAAACGGATATTACAGTAACAGAAAATTTACTTGTTTCTGGCAACCTTCTTATTGGGGACACGATTGGTGAGGTTGCCGACTCGGTGAAGTATTATGCGCTAGACATATTGAATGTCCCAATGTATAATACCAATCATTGTTATACGTTAACCCCAGTTACAACAGATATTGTTGGCGCTTGCATTACACTTACAGAAGTTTTAGACGATAGTTTTGCTATAGTCTCTCTTGATTATGGTGGTATTGACCCAGTTGTGCTTGGTAGTGCATTTTACTTTTATGACCC